AAGGTCTCGAGGCTGATCTCCGACTACAAGCAGGGCAAGCCCGGCAAGGCCGACACGTGGCACGACCTGACGGTCTACTCGATGATGGCCCGCCGATTGCAGGAGACTGGTCGATGGCCGTGATCCTCAAATGGCCATTCCCAGTGGATCCGGTCGGGCGCGTCCTTGAGATCGAGGTGTCGGAGGGCAAGCCGGTGCTGTTCGACTTCCAGCGGGGCGTGCCGACTTTGTGGATGCAGGTGGATGATTCTGGCGGCAACCAAGTGCGGCTGCGGCGGTTCGTTATGTTCGGCACTGGCGACCCTCAGCCAGACGAACTGACGCTTGAGCATATCGGCAGCGCAGTCGGCTATGAGGGCAAGCTCGTGCTGCACTGTTTCGAGGAGGTGCTCGGCTGATGCTCGCCTATTTGGCAGGCCCGCTCGACGGAGTCTCGCACGAGGACGGCCGGGAGTGGTATAAGAAGCTCGAAGCTCTCGCTCCGCCGGGTTGGGTGCTTTACTTGCCCGGTCATGCGTTCGCCAGTCCGGCCTCAGACGCAATCGCCACCGATGCCGCCAACCGGAGCGTTATCGTCCACGCTGCCTCCGTGGTCATCGCGAACCTCAGCGGGCCAGGCAGGGGCTTCGGCACCATCCGGGAGATCGAGTTCGCCCGACAGCACGGGAGGCCCGTGGTCGTGATCGGCGAACTGGACTCACTCCTGGCGCACGATGTCGAGTGCGTGGCCAGGCCGGAGGACGTGTGGCCGTACATTATCGAGCAGATCGACCGCCAGACGGAGTCCATGCGCGACAATCCGATAGTGCGACTGTTCGAGGGCCTAAGTGGCAACGAGTAGACCTGTCGTCGTCGGGCTTGACCACGACTCCAAGGGCTTCCACGCGGTCGTGTTTGGAGCGGAGACTCGCTGGCGCTCCAACTCGTTCACGGAGCCGAACACAGACGTGCGCCGGATGTATGCCTGCGACTCCTTCAGGGCCTTCCTGGACTTGCTCCCTCGCCAGGCCCACATCTTCGCCGAGGAACCGCTGTCCTTGAGGAACGGCAAGACGAATCGAGTGCTCGCGCTCATGGCGGGAGCTTTGTGGGCGCAGGGCCTGGGTCGAGACCTGTTCTGGCACTGGGTGGACATCGCCCACTGGAAGCGCGAGGTCATCGGCAAAGGGAATGCCTCGAAGGAGGAGGTCGCCGACTGGGTGCGAGCTTCTGCCAAGAAGATGGGGCCGGAGGATCGCATCTCGACCTACGAAGTCTACCCAGACCTCTTCGACGCTCACTGCCTGGCGGTCTACGGCATGCGGGCCGTCCCGACTCTCGAGCTAGTAGCATGAGCGCTCTGGCCTACCTCGACGCTGAGAAGGCCCGCACGACTCAGATGCTCGCTGTCGCGATGCACGAGGCTGTGTGCGGATCGTGGGAAGCAGCGGGGTTCGACGTTCGCCAGGGCTTCCTGCTCGCAGGCGAAGCCGCACGTCAGGCTCTCGCGAAAGAGGGATGGGACATCTTCGCTTTCCCCGATGGCGGCTGGGGGCTGGTGATGAGGCGGACCCGTGCCGAGGAGCAGTTGGAGGCTTTGCAGAAGGAGCGCCACGTCCAGAACCTTAAATGGGCGATGTCGCTGGCTGAGTCCGACCCGCTCTACGCCGAGGTCTTCCGGCCGTACTTCCAGAAGATCGTGGACGCGCTCGCCTCGAATCCAGCAAAGAGCCGCACGCTGCGAGACGAGCAGTTCGAGCACGACTACCGGATGGGGACTACTCCCGATAGCGCACAGAACACAGACTCGGAACTTGCCACCACGATTGAGAAGTTGAGGGCGCTGGCTGGCCGCACGAACGATGATGCGTGGTTCGTAGGCACGACTCTGACGCTCGCCCTCCCGCAGATCGTGGCTGTGGTGGAGGCGGCGGAGGGTTACAAGGTGAACAACCCCAAGACATTGAGAACACTCAACGCGGCCCTCGCTGCTCTCGATGAGGCTCTGTCGTGAACTTCGAATGTCCACCACTCGATCCGCCTGGGTGTAAGTGTGACTCCCAGTGCGACTTCCCATGCTGGCAGCGTGTCGGCATCGGGCCAGCCTGCGACGACTGCGGCTGCGACCAGCCCGCCACCGAAGAGGCGGGGCAGCAACCAAAGGAGGCGGAGCTATCCGCATCGCAATGGCCATCTGCATCGTGATCTCACTACTGACCTTGGGGGCAGCTGCCGCATCTCGCGGAACCTCAATGCCTGCCGCACTGACAAAGGCTGCTCCCAAGCACCAAAGCTGCAAGCCCGCCCAGCGTGCGATCAGGTTCTACAAAGAACGGACGCACAACTGGCAGCGGCTTCGTGGCGGGAGGCTCGCGGAGAGGCTCCGGTGGCCGACGTGCCACTTGGCCCGCCGTGCAGCCTCAGAATGGCACGCGAGGGCGGAGGAGGCCAGGAAGACATATCTCCGCTGGCATGCCTACCACTGGGACTGGCCAGCCTGGCTGCCGGACAAGTGGCAGCGGGTCGGTGCCTGCGAGACGGGCTACGGGCGCAGGCCGGGCAACTGGCAGCACAGCAACTCGTCCTACGAAGGTGCCTTCGGATTCGCCAAGTCCAGCTGGGATGGCTTCAAGGATGACGCCGACCCCAAAGCAGGGCCGTACCCGTCCGACGCGTGGCAGGCGACACCTCGCCAACAGTACGAAGTCGCACTCGCTATCTGGCGGCGGTATGGGTTCTCGGGCTGGGGGTGCCGTGGTGCCTGACGTGTCTTCTATTCCGTACTACGATGGAGGTACCCATGCAGAAGCTCCCGCCAGAGAAGACGTTGGGCGTGGTGATGCTCAAGACCGCGCACGCTTTTCAGAGATTCAACGAGGCGATGGAGCGTTCACGTGTCGAGGAGCGCAGGCAACGAGAGATGAATCGCGCTCTGAACGTGGCTCGCGGACTCGCAAGACCTCGGTAGCCCGCGCGGAGTGGAGCGTCGCATGAGCGGCGTCTCCAAACCACACAAGAAGTGCCTCCCGTTCTTCCACCGCTATCACCGAATCGGTGAGCCGTACTCTGTGCCGTCATGGGATCAGCACGCCAATCCACGCCCTGGACTCGCGGTGAAGGTGCGGTGCTCCAAGTGCGGCTTCGAGAAGAAGCGGTTTCTCAAGTGAGCGCCTCGAAGCAACATTCCAATCCGAACATGATCTCCGAGGCGGTACGTCGCAACGGCTACTGCGGAGAAGTCTCGGCGAACGGCGAGTGGGTGTGCATCAAGGACGCCGGGCACGATGACGCGCATGGCGACGAACGGTGGGGAGGAGACGACTTCTCGATCCTTCGCAACTACCTGTTCGACGGCATCGGCAACGACGCCCTCACGCGCATCGAAGAGCAGTTGGAAGCCGCGCCGACGTTCAACGTCGTAATCCGAGACGACGACGGTGAGCCGATCACGGTGTGGTTCGTGACCGAGACCGAGATGATCGCATTCATTCATCTCTGGGACGCGATTCAGCGCGGATCGAATCCAGCTTCGGAGCCGAAGGCGTCGTGAGTTGTGCCGCCTGGGTGCTGTGGTGCCTAGTGTTCTGGATGATCGTCGGTGCGGTCATCTTCTTGGTAATCAACTGAAGGGAGTGTCATGGGTCTAAGGTTGTTCGGAGTCCTGGCCACGATGGTGGTCGGTGTGCTCTTGGTGTTCGCCATGCCAGCGTTCGCCACCGGAGGAGGTAGCTGCCAGTGTCACGGTGATCCCGGCCCCAAGGGAGATCCTGGCCCGAAGGGGCCAAAGGGAGACCCAGGTCCTCCTGGCCCTCCAGGTGTTCCTGGTCCGAAGGGAGATCCCGGTCCTAGCGGTCCTGGCGGAGGCCAAGGTCCGCCCGGCCCCTCTGGCCCCGCAGGCCCTCCTGGCCCGAAGGGTGATCCCGGCACTCCTGGTGAAGCAGGCCCTCCCGGCCCGGCAGGGAAGACCGGTAAGTCCGGCACCGTGAAGCTCAAGCCGACGATCATCTACCGCACGGAGCCAGGGCTGCTCAAGAGGATCAAGCTCCTGGAGATCAAGATACGCAAGCTGGAGAAGTGGTGCCCCATGCCGCCAGAGCCATGCCCCCCTGGGTACACACGAAACCCAGACGGCAAGTGCTCGCCACAAGGATCAGGCTAGCGGGACGCCGCTAGACGGGAGCCTGGCCTTCCCTCTCTCCCCGAGGCCAGGCTCCCACAGTCTCTTCTTGCAGGGCGACCGGCCGGGCTGCTTTAATACCCGGCACGTGGCGACCGCCCTACGCTCCTGCACAGTCTGTGGACGCCGGTGCTCAGGCAGCCGGTGCCATAGGCATGCGATAGTAAGGGGCACCCAGCACCGTCGAGTACGTGCCGTGGTGCTGGCCTCCTCCTCGGCGTGCTGGATCTGTGGGGATCCGGCCCGGCCCGACGACCCGCTCACACTCGATCATGTCGTCCCGTTGTCACGGGGAGGCGCGACGACGGTGGAGAACGGACGCGCTGCGCACCTCAGCTGCAACAGCCGACGAGGGGATTCGGGGTATGAAAACTAGCCCTATGCATTCCTCAGCACCCCGCGCCTTCGTCGCGAGCGAGAGGTTGACCAACCCAAACATGCCTGAGGCCTCCGGAGAGGCCCCAGGACGTTCCCCCAGCGAGGGAGACTTACGGGCGGCGGATCTTCGAGCGCAGACCGCGAAGCTCAGCGGCCGACTCGCGCAGGTCATCGAGGTCGAGACCGACGTAGGCGGTCCAGTAGATCGCGTCGGCGACCTCGTGCCACTTGATGTAGCCGCGATACATGGCCAGCGCGAGGGCGTCGGCGTCGGAGCCGACCTCGCTGTCCTCGTCAGCTGGGGTAACCGACGGCCACACGACCCACTTGAGGGCGTCGGAGCCGAGGTAGGCAGTGATCGCGTCGGCCACGGTCGTGGTGGACTGCGGGTCGAGGGCGTCGGTCATCATGATCGAGCCTTCCATCCGCTTGGTGGCCTCGTCCACGAGGGACTCGGCGGACCAGCCGGACTCCTGGAGCGCGGCGATGATGCTGCCGAGGTGATCGGCCGTGTGGGCGTTGACCTCGGGACCGTCGATGTAAAGCTGGGGCATGGTTCCTCCTTAGCTTTCGTTGCTGGAGCGGTTGACGATTTCGAGGGCCTGGATCATGGCGGCGAGGTGGTCGTAGCACTCAGTCTTGGTGCCGATCTTGAGCGTCTTGACGACGCCGAACGCGTCGCAGAGTTCAAGCGCGGTGTAGCCGTTCCGGCCTTCGACGTCGATGCGCAGGCCATTCAGCATGCGGCTGACGACTTCGGCGCGATGATCGAGGTTGATCTTGGTCGTGCGGGGCATGGGAGCCTCCTGGTTGCTGGGGTTCAAGCTCATACCCGTATTAAAGCACACGGAACCCATTCCATGGGGCCTTCGAGTAGGTTGCGTGAATGTCTTAACATGAGGCGCTCGTGACCGTCCTAAGCCTGGACGAGCAGCGCCAGAAGAACCGCGCCAAGGCGAAGCGTCACTACGACAAGCAGCGCGTCGTCACCGACCAGGGCTTCCGCTGCCAGTGCACGGTCTGCGGCGACGAGTTCTTCGCCCGGAAGCGCGACGTGAAGGTCTGCGGCGAGGGCGGGTGCGCCAAGGTCGTGGCCAGGCAGCGGTACAAGCCCTTCACCGTCGAGCACTTCGAGAAGTGGGCGTCCGGAGTGATCTTGGACAACGGCAAGCCCTGGAAGCTGGAGCGGTTCCATAAGCGCTTCATCGCCGACCTGTTCTCCGGCTTCCGCGAGCTTTGGCTCCTGATCGGCGAGGGGAACACGAAGACGACGACGCTGGGCGGGATCGCGCTGTATCACTGCCAGTTCCGGCGGCTAGGACGAGTCCCGATTGCGGCTGCATCTCGCGACCAAGCGTTCGAGATGTATCTGCAGATGCAGGTCATGGTGGAGTCGTCACCAGCCCTGTGGGATCTGTTCAAGTGTCACGAGGGCCAGCGCCAGATCAAGTGCGACTCGATGTCGTCGCGAGCACAGATCTTCTCGGCCGACGACCGCACCGGCGACGGCGTCATCTTTACGCTGGCGCTGATCGATGAGCTACACCGGGCCAGAGACCTGAGGCTCTACCGCACCTGGGTCGGCAAGACCGAGAAGAGGGGAGGCCAGGTGGCAGGGATCTCGACCGCCGGTGATCCTGGCTCCGACTTCGAGCTTACGCGGGCGCGGATCCGCCAGACGGCGACCGACCGCAAGACCGACGAGCCTGGCTATCTGCGGGCGGCGTCCAAGGATGTCGTCCTGCACGAGTATGCGTGCCCGCCGGAGTCCGATGTCGAAGACATGAAGAATGTGAAGCTCGCCAATCCGTTCTCCGGCATCACGCTCACGAGCCTCAAGCGCAAGCGCAAGTCTCCGACGATGACGATCTCGCACTGGAAGCGGTTCACCTGCAACATCGCCACCCGCGACATCAACGCGGCCATCCTGGAGCAGGAATGGTTCGACCAGGTGACGAGCATCGAGATCCCGGTCGGCGTGCCGATCTACTGCGGCCTGGACGTGGCATGGAAGAACGACACCACGGCTCTGGCTCCGCTGTGGGTGAGAGACATGAGCTTCCGCTTGTTCGGCAAGGGCGAGATCCTTGTGCCTCCTGGTGGGGGCCAGTCGCTCGACCCGCACAAGGTGGAGGACGCACTGCTCCAGACGCACGACCGGAACCCGATCCATACGCTCGTGATGGACACGATCAAGGCGGAGCAGCTGGCTGCCTGGGCGGCAGAGAATCTGGGCTGCACGGTGATCGACCGTGGCCAGTCCAACGCGCACGCCGCGCTCGACTACGAGCGCTGGATGGAGGGCATCCGCGAGGGCAGCATCTACCACCCTGGTGACGCCGACTGCACACGGCACGTGCTCAACGCCGTGGCCCGGCCGCTGCCCAGCGACAAGACGAGATTCGACCGGCCCATGGCCACTCGTGGCGGGCCGGAGCTTGCGCAAGCTATGCGGGTGATCGATTGGCTCACCGCTGCCGCGATGGCGAACACCCAGGCCGTCGCCGATCTGATGGAGCCGGAAGAGCCGCAGTACCGCGTGGCGGGATTCTCGTGAGGGTATCGTCGTGGCCTCCCGTGGCTCTCCGTGACCACAGAGCGCCCCTATGCGGCCGTCTGGCTGTGTGGGCGCTTCGAGTCCGAAGGAGGGCCGGAGAGTGAGCACGATCTCAGAGAACTGGCTTAGGACGCTGCTGAGCCGCCTGGAAGCCCGCTCCATCGAACTGAAGAAGTTCGATGGCTATTACAACGGCGACCATCCGATGCCGTTCTTGACCAAGGCCCACGAGGCCAAGATGCGCAACGAGTTCGTCAACATGCTGAAGGACAGCCAGGCCAACTTCATGCGCCTGGTGGTCGATGTCGTGGAAGAGCGCCTGAAGGTGGAGGGCTTCCGACTGTCGGCGACCTCCGACCAGGAGACGGACAAGGCGACCTGGGACATCTGGCAGGCGAATCAGCTGGACTCGCAGTCGCAGGTTGCTTTCGTGGAGTCGCTGATCAAGGGCGTGAGCTACATGTCGGTGTGGTCGAGCGACGAGGACGGCGAACCGCCGGTGATCTGCGTCGAGGATCCGACAGAAACGATTGTCGCCTACGAGCCTGGCAGCAACTACCAGCGCCGCCTGGCAGCGCTCAAGGTCTGGCGCGACGAGGACGCCGGTCTGCGCCGGGCCAACGTCTACCTGCCGGACGGGATCTGGAAGTACAAGTCGGACCTGGGCAACAAGCCTGCCGCCGGTTTCGGCCAGTCGTTCATGCGCTCCTTCTTGCCGACGAGGCAGCCAGGAGCCGACTGGGACGAGATTCCAGGCTCGTGGGTGCCCAACCCCATAGGGGTCGTCCCCATCGTCCCGCTGCGCAACCGGCCCAGGCTCTTGAGCGAGGGAGAGTCGGAGCTTGCAGATGTCTTCCACGTCCAGAATCAGATCAACGGCATGCTGTTCCTGCTGCAGCTGGCGGGCTACATGGGTGCGCACCGGCAGCGCTGGGTCAGCGGTCTCAAGATCATGGAGGACACGGCGGGCAACCCGGTCGAGCCTTTCAATCCGGCAGTGGACAAGCTCTGGCAGGCCGAGAACCCGGAGGTCAAGTTCGGCGAGTTCGAGCAGACGATGCTGGACGGATACCTCAAGTCCATCGACCAGAAGGTCCAGCACATCGCCGTAACCACCCGCACTCCCAAGCATTACCTGATCCCGACTGGCCAGGAGCCTAGCGGCGATGCGATCAAGTCGGCGGAGTCGGGCCTGGTCAAGAAGATCCTGCGCAAGCAGACTGTCTTCGGCGAGGGCCTGGAGGAAACGCTCAGGCTCGCTCGCTTGTTCGCCGGTGAGAGCGATTCGCCGGTCGATAGCGAGGTGGTGTGGGCCAGCCCGGAGATCACGACCGAGGCAGAGCAGGTCGATGCTGCGGCAAAGAAGCTCTCGCTGGGCCTGATCGACAAGGCCCAGGCTCTCGAAGACATGGGCTATACGCAGCAGCAGATCACCAGGATGCTGGCCGCTTCCCCAGAGGCGGTAACAATCAACCCAGATCCAAACGCAGACCCCACGGCTCCGCCGGAGCCGGTGACTCCTGAGGAGGAGCAAGCATGAGCGAGCAAGCCACAGAGCCGACCGCCGTGGTCGAGCCGACGCCGCCAGCGGAGCGGAGCTTCAGCCAGGCCGACGTGGACAGGATCGTCCAGGAGCGTGTGGCCAGGGTGAAGGCAGAGCCACCGGCCGACTACGCAGAGCTTCAGGCAGCAGCCAAGGAGCTAGCGGAGATCAAGCAGGCCGGGATGGACGAGACAGAGCGATTGCGTCAGCAGCTGGAGGAGACGGAGCAGCGGGCCGTCCAGGCGAAGGCGGCTGCGGAGCGCCAGCTGGTCCAGGCCTCGATCTTGGCGGAGGCGAGCAAGCAGAACGCGCTGAAGCCCGAACACCTTCACAGGCTTATCGACACGGGAGCGGTGACCGTTGGCGACGACGGCCAGGTCACCGGAGCCGAGGAGGCCGTCAAGGCCTTCCTCGCAGAGAACCCGGAGTACGTCGGCTCGACACGACCCGCCGGGTCGGCGGACCAAGGCGCTCGCGGAGGCGGAGGCAACCAGCTGACGCGAGAAGACCTTCAAAAGATGTCCAGCAGCGAGATCGTGGCAGCCCAGAAAGACGGGCGGCTGTCGCACCTGCTGCAGGGCAGTTCCTGAAAGGAATAGGCAATGGCTGGACCCATCGCTGACTTCATCCCAGAGATCTGGTCAGCAAACATCCTGGAGACCCTGGAGCAGACGCTCGTCTACGCAGGGCCTTCGGTTGTCAACCGCAACTACGAGGGCGACATCGCGCAGGCTGGCGACACCGTCCACGTGACCTCGTTCGACGATCCGACCATCGGGTCGTACACGGTCGAGACGAACATCACCGTCCAGAGCATCGGAGACGACACCGACTCGCTCGTGGTCGATCAGGCGAAGTACTTCGCCTTCGACGTGGACGACGTGATCCGGCGGCAGGCGCTGCCGGGCTGGGTCGAGTACGTGACGGGTCGCGGCGGCTTCAAGCTCGCCAGCACCATCGACTCGTTCTTCTCGGGCCTCATGTACACGGCGGTCAACGGGACGGCGAACGATCTCGGCGACCTGACCGTGGACATCAGCGACAACAACGCCTACGGGGCGTTGGTCAACCTGCGCACGACGCTCAAGAACAGCGAGACGCCGGATGCAGGCCGGTGGGTCATCGTGTCGCCGGAGTTCTACGCGGCACTGCTCCAGGACAACCGCTTCATCGACGCCAGCGCATCGGGCAGCGACCAGGCCCTGCGCAATGGCTTCGTCGGGCGGGCGGCGGGATTCGACGTGTTCGAGTCCACGACCGTGCCGGAGCCGACCGCCAACCGGTGGGCGATCATCGCCGGGCACAACATCGCCACGACCTACGCCAGCCAGCTGACGGAGGTCAAGGCACAGGAGCGCGAGCTTCGGTTCGGGCACCTGGTCAAGGGCCTGGCTCTCTACGGTGGGAAGGTCTTCCGCCCGGAGAACCTCGCCATGTACACGGCGGTCGTCCAGGCGTAATGCGCCTGACGTTCGTGACACCCGCGTGGGGCCGGTTTGCCGTCACCAGACTGGCGCTCGCTCAGCGTCGTCAGCTGTGCGACGAACTGGCCCTGCGCGGGATCACGGCCGACTGTGTCGTGGTCGCGGACGACGAGAACGTCGAAGTGGCGGAGGAGTTCGGCTTTCAGTCGCTCCTCCGCCCGAATCTTCTCGGCTACAAGCTCAACTCCGGCATCGCGCTGGCGCTGGAGCAGGAAGCCGATTACGTGAGCTTCGTGGGATCAGACGACTGGATGCACCCGGATCTCTTCGTGCCGGACATGCTCGACGGCCGCACGGTGGTCTCTGGGCGGAAGCTCTGCCAGTTCGACCTGGCGACCGGCCAGAGCAAGGTGGTCGGGACGAGGAGTCCGTTCGGCGTGATCCCGTGGCTCATCCCCAGGTCGCTCCTGAGGCCGGAGATGGTGCCCCACCACCAGGGCAGTGGGCTGGACCTCCATCTGGCCCTGGGCCTGGGCGTGGCCTCGTGGCGGATGCACGACCCGCACCCGCTAGCACGAGTGGACTTCAAGTCGAGCGTGGGTCTCACACCGTATGGGGCCGGTATCGGAGTCACGGCACCGCGCCTCGAAACACGCTATCCGGAGTCGCTGGTGGAGATGGTGTACACCTGCAACCTGGAGGCAGCAGCGTGAGCAAGCTGGCGTTCATCGTGCCGACCTTCCGCCGGTTCGACCTCACCAGGGTCTGCCTCCAGCAGCTGCGGCGGACATGCACGGCCCTGGCAGACATGGGGATCCAGGCGACAGCTGTGGTCGTGGGTGACGATCAGAGCTTGGACGTGGCGGAGCTTCTGGGCTTCGCGACCGTGCGCCAGGACAATCTACCGCTGGGGCGGAAGTGGAACGACGGGATCGAGTATGCCTGCCGCTACCTGGGGGTCGATTACGTCATGCCCTTCGGCACCGACAACTGGGCCGACCCAGACCTGATCGCCTTCCTCCCCTCCCCTGACTCGATCATGGCTCACCGGCTCTGCACGCTCGTCCACCAGGACGGACACAAGTCGGTCAAGCTGAAGGTCACTTATGACGGCGGAGACGGAATCCGCTGCATGCCAGCTGCGCTGCTCGAAGTCTTGAGCTTCCGGCCCTGCGACGAAGATCGCAACCGGGCAACGGACACCTCGATGCGCGACCGGCTGGGACGCAGGCTGGGGCGTAAGCCTCCGTTCCAGTACATCGACCTGCACCCGCTCCAGATCGTCAGCTTCCAGTCCACGGAGCAGCAGCTGAACACGTACGACGACCTGGCCATGGCGTTCGGCGTGGGTGAGAGCTTGTCGCCCTGGGACGACCTGGCGACAGTCTATTCGAGCCAGGCCATCGCCGAGGTGCGCGAGGTGTTCGCATCCAGACACAGCGGAGGCCCCGTCTCCGAGGCCTCCGTGGGAGCGACCGCGTGAGCGGGCTGGCTCTAGACCTCCTGGCCCGTGTCGGTGTCAACGACGACGACGACGGTGCCCGGCCCGTGATTGCCGACCCTGGACTCCTTCACCTTCACGGCCGTAGCGTAGGAATCGCTCCGTTTGATGATCTCGGCGAAGGCGACGTACGTGACGCGCTCCGGGCTGATCGAGCGGGCGACATCCTGGCCGACCCACCACTCGGCGGTCGAACGGCCCATGTGACGCCGGATGACGCGGCCGTCTTCGAAGCCATTCCAGACTTCGGCAGTGATGGCCTCTTCGCGGGCAGCAACGACGGCGTAGCGCCGGTTGCTCGTGGTGCGGATCTTGTGTCCACGGACGGTGAAGGTGCGGGACGACATCTTGGCCTCCTGTGCTGGGGTGAATTCCATACCCGTATTAAACATTACGGGAACCCTCGCGCAAAGGTTCACGAGCCATTCCGGAGCGTTTCTTAACATGAGCGTCCAGGCATATCCGGCGGCATGGTACGACGAGGTCATGGTCGAGGACGGCAGCCCGGCTATGCTGCCGCTGGAGGACAGCCCGTGGCTGACCACCTACGAAGCGCTGGCCGGGATGATCGACCCGCACGAGGAGGTCGTTGACCTGGGCTGCGGCACCGGCCGCTTCATCGAGCTTTTGCGCCGCAACGGGCACTACGCCAAGATCACCGGAGTGGACTGGTCGGCAGCTGCGCTCGAAGCAGCCTTCGAGTACGTAAGCACCGGCCCGACCGAGAGGAACAGCTGGCAGCGGCTCGACCTGCTCGACTGGCAGCCCGATCCCGACCGCGCTGGCAACACGGTCTACGTGTCCAGCGAGGTGCTGGAGCACATGCCTGACGATCTCGACCTGGTGCGCCGCCTGCCGCCTGGCCATCGGTTCCTGTTCACCGTGCCCAACTTCTGGTCAGAGTCGCACGTGCGGATCTTCGCAAACGTGGGCGACCTGTGGGCACGCTATGATGGGTTGCTCCACTTCCGGCTCTGGCGCATGACCGGCACGGAGCGCCAGGGCATCCATATCTGCGAGACGCGAAGGAGGCATGACGCCTGGTGACCATCGAGAGACTCATAGTGCCCGTGCTGTTCTTCATCCTGGGCTACATGTGGTGTTCGCTGGGCTGGTGGCCGGGTTGAAGCTGACGCTCGACAGAGCTTGGCTGCGCCCGGACTTCCAGCCGCGCTCGCTCACCGACTCGCCCTTCGGGGAGGCCATGCCTGCTTCTCTTGCATGGGGGGACCTCTCCTGGGCCGTCCGTGACCACGAGCCGTGGAAGGGGTCTCTTGAGTCCTTCGGGGCTGCGCTGGTCACGGAAGCCAGAGGGACGCTCAAGGCGACACATGCCCCGATCCATCTCGCCGTGTCGGGCGGCTACGACAGCCGCATCCTCTTGGCGATCTGCGAGGAGGAGGGCCTGGACGTGCTGTGCTGCGGCGACGGGACGCAGGAGCCGGTCGCCGGTCGGACTCTCGACTACCTGGGCGTCCCAGCCTCGCGCCGGTACACTCACGATCTGGACCAGGACGACCCCTACGGGGTCGCCCAGGTCGAGATCATGGGGGCAGCGCCGCTGTACTTCGGCATGTCCTTCTTCACCCCAGACCCTGGGGCCGTGCTCGTCACGGGCCTGGGCGGAGGCGAGTGGTTCAGCTATCCGGCGGCGGGCTGGCACAACGGGCATCGTGCCCGGACTCCACGCAAGACGCTGGTGGACTGGTGGATGGACACTTGGCCCAACTACTGGCTGCTGCCGATCTCCTGGCGGACGGGATACAAGTCGGCAATCCATCCGTATTGCATGATCAGCTACGCACAGCTGGCCACCAAGTGCCATCCGGAGTGGCTGTTCGAGACCAGGCCGGAGATCGAACTCGATGCCGTGCGCGAGGCCATGCTGTACGCGCTCGATCCGAAGCTCTGCGACCTGGGCTATGCGCCGCACCGTTACGACTGGCGGCTGACCCAGGCCCAGGAAGAGTGGATCGATGATCGATTCCGGCGCTCGTGGCTGGGGAGCTTGCCGGAGATGGAAGGCGTCCGGCCGTCGCGCATGCACCACGATCCCTTCGCCTGCACGATGGGCGGGCTGGCCACCTGGTGCGAGGCCCTGGTCGAGCAGGGAGCGACCATCACATGACTGAGGCCCCATCTCTGGAGCCTCAGCCGGTGCTTATGTCGCGGAGTCTAGCTGACGTAAGGCTCTCCATGAACGCGCTCGTACTGGGCGACGGCCTCGCGGAACCACATGTCATAAGAGAGCGAGTCGTTGAAGAGGGCATCCTCGCGCTCGCGCTCAGGCGAGTAGTAGTCCGGGCTGTTCGGGCAGATGGAGTAGCAGGGATTCGAGCCGCAATAAGAGCAATCTGGAGCGAGGATCGTGCGGAACCAGGAGTCGCGCTCGGCGACGGAAGCGAAAAGGGCCATGGTGTCCTCCTTGGCTGCTGGGGTGAACTTCATATCCGTATTAAAGCACACGTTCCCATTCCATGCAAGGTTCAAGTCGCATGAGCACTGACACGCTGCTGGCCAACACTCCAGGTGCCTGGGACGAGCGGGCGGCAGAGCCGACCAGCTGGCAGGCAGCGATGTGGTCGCGCAAAGGGCAGGAGGCTCGATTCAAGGCGGTGCGCTCCGCTCTCCGGCTGGACCCAGGAGATTCGCTGCTCGACTACGGCTGTGGGACTGGGAGGCTCCGTCGCTGGCTCGATCCGGTGGAGTACTACGGTTACGACTGGTCGCCCGCGATGCGCGAGCGTGCGAGGCTCGACCAGGCGGAGTGGCCAGGGACGATCCTGGACGAGCTACCACCCGGCCGCTTCGATCACGTGGTCTGTGTCGGCACGTTCAACCTTGCGGATGGCTGGTCGAAGGACGAGACCGGCATGACGCTGCTGGATCTGTGGATGAAGCACGTGGGCAAGTCGCTGGTCGTCTGCCTCTATCGGGGAGAAGATCCCGCCTGCCTGCGATACCTGCCGGTGGAGGCGGCGATGTGGGCGCAGAGGCTCTGTAAGCGATGGGCCATCGACGCCAGCTACCTGGAGAACGACTTCATGCTGGTGATGCGACGATGACGGTCGTGACCGCCCACCAGCCGAACACGCTGATCGGGCAGAACATCGTCAGTAAGCTGTCGGCGTCCGACGCTGTGATCTGGCTGGACGAGGTGCAGTACACCAAGGGCGGCTGGACGAACAGGAACCGCCTGCCCAACGGCACGTGGCTCTCGGTGCCGGTGGAGCGCCATGTGTATGGCAAGCCGATCAATCGCGTGCGTCTGGGCGAACCAGCCAAGGACTGGCGGCAACCGCTGGTGCGCCAGCTGATCGAGGCGTGGCCAGGCGAGACGACAGCGGCAGTCTGCCGTGAGATCCTGCGGCCATACCGTCTCCTGGTCGGCCTGAACGTCGAGCTTCTGCGCATAACGCTGGATGCTCTGGACATCAGACCGACCTGGGCCTTCCAGTCGCACCTGGACGGAGGACACGCCGTCGTCGCCCAGGGCGACCGGCGCGACCTGTCGGTCATCAGCTACCGGCTGGCCATGATGGTCGAGGAGCTTGGCGGCTCCGTCTACCTGTCCGGGCCAAGCGGTCGCAACTACTTGGATGAGGGGCCGTTCGCTGAGCGTGGTATAGTGGTGGAGTACTGGCACCACGAAGGATCGAACGCTTGCGTGCTGGAAGCCTGCATGAGCCACGAGAAAGCAACAGTCTAAGAGGAGGTGATCACCATTTCCGCTGAGCCAGCTGACCACGACCTGGAGGTGTTCCAGGGAGCGTACTGGTCACAAAGCATCCTGTGGAAGGACGGTGCTGGCGTGGAGATCCCCCTCGCCGGATACACGGCCCGTATGCAGGTGCGCAAGACGGTCGAAGATGACGACGTGGTGATCGAACTGACCACCACGAACTCACGGATCACACTGGGGCCGGGTGACGGCGAGATCCTGCTGGAGATCGAGGCAGCGGCTTCTGCCAGCTTGCCCGCCAGCGCGTTCGACCGGCGCTGGCACTACGACCTGGAGATGATCCCGGCCGGTGGCCAGGTGCGGCGCTTGATGATGGGCAAGTTCATCGTCTCGCTGGAGGTGACCCGCTGAGTGAGACCATCGTCATTGTTGACATCGAGACTGAGGTCATCGAGGTCTCGGGGTCGCCGACGACGGTTGAGATCGGTGATCCGGGTGTCCCTGGCCCTCAAGGCCCAACCGGGCCGACGGGTGGAACCGGCCCGGCTGGCGCAGGCAGCACCGGCCCGACCGGCTCTACTGGGTCCACCGGAGCGACTGGGGCAACCGGCGATACCGGGAGCGCTGGGGCCACCGGCCCGACGGGCACAACCGGCGATGCGGGGTCAGCAGGAGCGACCGGAAGCACGGGGCCGACTGGTGCCACAGGCGACAGTGGCAGTGCTGGCGCTACTGGGCCTACCGGCTCCACTGGTGATGCCGGGACAGCTGGTGCGACTGGTCCGACCGGCGCGACGGGTGCGGGTGTAACCGGTGCCACAGGCTCCACAGGATCAACGGGTGCGACGGGCAGCACCGGCGACACTGGGGCAGGTAGCACGGGGCCGACAGGCTCCACCGGTGACGCCGGAGCCACCGGATCGACGGGGCCGACAGGTGCGACCGGTTCAACCGGCGCGACCGGTGCCACGGGCGATACCGGAGCGACCGGCCCCACGGGGGCCACGGGCGATGCAGGTGCAGCTGGCGCGACAGGAGCCACCGGCCCGACTGGCGCTACCGGCGACACCGGCTCGACGGGCGCACAAGGCCCGACTGGGCCGACTGGGGCAACGGGAGACGCTGGGGCAGCTGGGGCCACGGGCGCGACCGGCCCGACCGGAGCAACTGGCGACACCGGATCCACAGGTTCGCAGGGGCCGACCGGCCCGACTGGAGCGACCGGCGATGCAGGCTCAACGGGTGCAACGGGGCCGACTGGCGCTACCGGTACTGGGGCGACCGGGCCGACCGGAGCGACGGGCACATCGGGTGCTTCTACCTTCGATGTCAACCAGACCGGGCACGGACTCTCTGTCGGCAACGTCGTGCGCATGTCGGGTGCCAACTACGTCAAGGCCCAGGCGAACAGCGAAGCCAACGCCGAGGTGGTGGGAATCGTCCAGGCCGTAGCCGGTGCGGACGACTTCACACTCCAGACCAGTGGTCGGATCTCCACCCTGTCCGGTCTGACCGCAGGTGCGGTCTACTACCTGGACGACGACACGGCGGGTCTGCTCACGACGACCGAGCCGCCCGACACAGGCGACATCTCCAAGCCTATCCTGATCGCCGACACCACGACCTCGGGCTGGATCTTCAACATGCGCGGGTTCATCGTGGGGGGTGGTAGTTCCTCGGCGTGGGAGCTGACCCTCGACCTGCCGCTGACGACCGGTACCGGCTGGGGCATGACGACGGGCTGGTCGAACGACGCCTCCAAGATGATCCTCGGTGTCGATACACCGCAGGCCCGCAACTGGTACGCGACGAAGCTTCCCCTCGCCGAATACGTGGTCGAGGTCGAGATCCAGTTCCCCTCCGGCGGTCGCTCAGCTGCCGATCAGCGAGGCGGACTGGTAATGAACGGGCCAGGTGCTGACGGCACGGATCCGCCGCTGATCTACATGCAGTTCGTGAGCCTCGATCCTGCCACCACTGGTGTCATAGACTCAGAGCGGGATGGTGTGGTAGCAGGGCCAGGGGTCGCCCAGAACTTCGCCCTCGACACCTGGCATACGCTGCGGATGCACAAGGGAGGGTCGAACATCGCCTGCTACTTGAACGGCTCGCTCATTGATGTGTTCCAGATATCCGAGGACGTTGTTCTGGCGTCCTACATCGCGCTCTACGGCTACCAGGCAGACGTGTGGTTCCGTAATCTCAAGCTATGGACACTGGCGATGCCGACATGACGATAGGAGACTCACAGTGAGCGCGTTCGCACTTGGCCCCTCTGGGCCTACTGGCGCGACCGGGACGACGGGGCCGACGGGGCCGACCGGCGGCACGGGCGTGATCGACGGAGTCGCCGCTGGCGGTGTTCTGAGCGGCACATACCCGAGCCCTGGCTTCGCCGTGGACATGGCGACACAGGCAGAACTCGACGCGCACGTCAACGACACGGCAGACGCTCACGATGCGAGCGCGGTCTCGATCACGGACGACTTGGAGATCTTCTCCACCCTCAACGTCCAGGCGGCTCTTGAGTCCCTCTATACGAACTACATCAACGCGATCAGTACCAACCTCGGAGATCACATAAACGACACAGCCGATGCACACGACGCTTCGGCCATTTCCGTTCTCGACACCGCTGGTGACTTCACGGCAACCGATGTCGAGGGTGCACTCGCCGAGTTGCAGGCCGATCACGAAGCCGACGCTACGGGTCTGTCGGATCACATCGCGGATACGGCAGATGCACACACCGCCACGGCGATTAGTTTCTCGCCTCCGTCTGGGTGGGTGTCGACCAACGCTCAGGGCGGCATCATCGAGGCTTGGAACAAGTCGGGGGAGCTTCTGTATGAGTCTCGCTCGTCCAACTCGATCCTCCTCATAGACGACCGCAAGAAGGCGATCGCCGCGACTGCAACCTTCACCCAGACATTTGACGATGCCGCCGAGCTGGGCAGTGGCTGGTGGGTCCTCTACCGCAACGCAACCACAGACGGCAGCGTTGTGACACTCGACCCCAACGACAACATCAACGGCGCTGGCTCCCTCGCCCTGCAGTCGCAGGAGTCTTGCTTCGTGCTCTGCACCGGAACTGAGTTTTTTACGATCCCCGTTCAACAGGAGCACGCCGCCCGTCACGAGGACGGCGGGACGGATGAGATTTCGATTGCCGGACTCGCCGGAACGCCGACTGAACTCACGAACCACCTGTCCGACACGTCGGCCGCTCACGCCGCCAGCGCAATCTCGGCCAGTTCAACAACGCTCATGGGCACCGGCACGGATGTTCAGGCGGTATTCGAGGAGTTGGACAACTCCATCGACACGCTGCGAACAGCGTCTATCAACTACATCATCGACGGTGGGGGCGCGACGATCACCACGGGGGTCAAGGGCGATCTCGTCATCGACTTCGCGTGTGTGATCCAGAGCGCGACCCTGCTTGCCGATCAGTCGGGCTCGATCGTTGTGAACGTCTGGAAGGACACCTACGCTAACTACCCGCCCGTGGTTGGTGACAAGATCACCGCCTCGGCTCCTCCGACGATCAGCTCCGCCACGAAATCACAGGATTCGACGCTTACGGGCTGGACGACCTCGATTGCCGCAGGCGACACGCTCCGCTTCAACGTGGACAGCGTGACGACGATTCAGCGGGTGACGCTGGTGCTCAAGGTTCTGAGGACGGTCTAAGATGTCGATCGCAGGAGTCGCGCACATCGCAGCCGGCAGCTCGACGGACGCAAACTCCTACACGACCGCGAGCATTACCCCTACCGCGAACCGGCTGCAACTGGCCGCAGTCGCAGCCGGGAAGTCGGGAACGGTTACGCAGCCGACGCTCACGGGAAACGGTCTGACATGGACGTTTGTGACGCGAGTCGACCACGACACATCTGGCACGTTCGCATCGCTGTTTCTGTTCAGAGCAATGGGCGCGAGTCCCTCGGCCGGAACGGTAGCCATAGCGTTCGGGGGTGTTACCCACCTCGCCTGCTGCTGGGCGTTCGATGAGTTCAGTGGAGTGGACACGTCCGGCACGGACGGATCGGGTGCCATCGTGCAGTCGGTCGGTGAGGCCGAAACTGATCTCGGCAACACCGCGCTCGTCACTCTGGCGGCGTTCTCGAGCGTCGACAACGGCACCTACGGCTGTCTTGCCAATCAGGTCGCCGCCAGCCATACGCAGGGATCAGGCTTCACAAAACTCGGAGATACCTCGACGCCCACGCCCGCCATAGGGCTGATGACCCAGTGGAAGGCGGGCAACGACACAACGGTCGATGCATCCTGGGTAACGACGGGTGAGAAGTCGGGGATCATCGGCGTGGAGTTGAAGGCGGCGGTGGTCGCTGGAGCTGCACATAGTCAGGCTGTGGTGATTGCATGATGGCTCTCAACCCGAAGATCACCGATCAGGGCGATAAGGTGATTCGGCACACCTACGTCGGCAAGCACCGGAAGCTGATCGCCGCATGAGCGTCTGCCTGATGATGATGGTGCGTGACGAGGCGGAGTGGATCACTCCGGCGTTGGAGTCGGCGTTGGCCCTGGGAGTCACGTCCTGGCTGATCGCTGACACGGGATCCAAGGACGACACCAAGCTGGTGGTGCAGCAGACCCTGGGGCACCTGCCGGGCGAGATCGTGGATCTGCCGTGGGAAGGGCACAGGGCAACACGCACTGCGCTGTTCCGTCGGGCGCAGGGCCGGGCCGACTGGCTGCTGATGCTGGACGCCGACATGACGATCTCCGGCACGGCCCCGATCTTGGCCCCTCATGAGCAGAGCTTCGACGCCTATCGGGCGACCATCAAGCAGGATGGGTGGGAGTACTCGATGCTCGTGCTGTTCAGGGGCGACCGGGCCTGGAGCTACGAGGGCGTCGTGCACAGCTACCCGGACATAGTGGGAGAGAGCTGGTCGGCGGCTTCCTCTGACCTCGTGATCGAGGATAGGCGTCCTGGGGCCTTCAGGCCCGAGAAGCTCCAGGAAGACGCACGGGCGCTCGAGAAGGCCCTAGAGGACAATCCTCTCGACGCTCGCAGCAGCTACTACCTGGCGCAGACCTATGAGGACATGGGGAGAGCGGGCGATGCGATCCGTGAGTTCGGACGCCGGGCGCTGCTGGGAGGATGGGACGAGGAGCGGTATGTGGCGAAGTACCGGCGTGCTCGTCTCCTAAGGGAGCGCGACCCTCTAACCGCCTTGTCTGCTTTACTAGAGGCGTGGCAGGAGCGACCCACTCGTGCGGAGCCTCTGTATCAGGCTGCTCGTCTGTGTCGCCAGACCGGCTGGCACGATCTCGCACTCGTGTTCGCACGGCGAGCCAGTACTATCCAGCGACCGGCGGATCGGCTGAACATCGAGCCGGGAATCTACGACTGGGGAGTGCAGCTTGAGTTGGGGATCGCTGAGAAGAGGGTCGGGAGTCGCAAGACAGGAGAGCGGATCCTGCGTCAGCTGCACAAGCAGGAGGTCGTCCCAGACGGCATCAAGGACTGGATCGGCGAGCTACTCGAAGAGGCGGTGACGGTATGAGCATCTACGTTGACCCAGACGAACTGAAGGCCAGCCTGACGCTGGACGGCACGACTTTCGCTGATGTGGACGTGGAGCAAGCATGCGCAGCCGCGTCGGCCCAGGTCGAGAAGATGACCAATCGCGACTTCGGCAAGTCGGACGACGACGTGGTGCGGTACTACACGGCACGCGATCCCAGAGTCCTGGTCATCGACGACATCGTGACGCTCACGAGCCTCAAGACCGATGACGACGCAGACGGCACCTTCGAGACGACATGGGCGACCACCGACTACGTGCTCGCACCGTTCAACGCAGCTACGGACGACGAGCCTTACATGCAGATCACCGTCCCCAGGTATGGGACGAAGAACTTCCCCACGAACGTCCAGCGAGGCGTGGAAGTCACTGCTGAGTGGGGCTGGCCACAGCCGCCACAGCAGGTGCTGGTCGTGGCGGCGCTGATCGCCACTCAGCTGGTGAAGCGCAAGCGCGACATGCCGTTCGGGTTCGTCATCGGGCCGGAGGCAGCCGCCTACATCTCCAGGTCGGATCCCACGATCCAGGGCCAACTCAACGACCTCGGCAGGAAGAAGCTCCAGGCAGAGTGAGCCTCTACCTCGTGACCGGCCGTCTGCGCTACCGGGAGCACTCGCCTGGCGAGACCTTCATCGCTGATCTTGACCGAGACGTGGAGGAGCGGGCAGTGAAGGTCGGGGCGATCAGGGTGGTCGAGCGAGCAGTCACGAGGCTCGACCCAGACAGGGCGACTCCGCCCAGGGACTGGCATGACGAACGAGCACATTAAGAACATCAGGCAAGGATTGGCTGCCAACTTGCGCTCCCTGGAGGACTGCCAGGTGAGCGCCTATCTTCTCGACAATCCGACCGGCCCCACGCTCCAGGTCGCCGGATTCGAGGGGATCGACTATGCGCAGTCGTACGGACCGACCACGTTGCTGGAAGTTGTGGTCGAGGGAGCTACGCCGCTCGGCGGAGGAACACGCGGCGCTTACGAGCGCTTCGATGAATGGATACTTGGTGACGGCACCGTATGGGACGCCATCGAGGCTGACCAGACATTGACGAGCCGCCTGCGCGACAACGGCTCGGTGCTAGAGAACCAGGATCCGGTGGCGGACTCCGTGGCAGTACAGGAGTTTCGTGGTTATCGCCGGTCCAGGTTGGCCAGCGGCGTCGAGGTACTGCTCGGCGACTGGCTTGTGCAAGTGCTGACGAGCGGCGAATGAGCCGCTGAGAGGAGCAACATGGCAAAGCGAATCGCCCTATTCGACTTCATCTCGGTCGATGGGCACGACATCTCGAACTTCTGCCGCTCGTACAACTTCACCTCGGAGCACGAGCAGGTGGATGTGTCGGGTTTCTCGGCCTCAGGGGCGAACGAGTCCCTGGCCGGGCAGACCGTTCAGTCCGTGGAGTTGGAGGTCTTCGGCTCCTACGGCGCGAACGAGGTCTACGACATCCTGTACCCGATCCACCGGGATCGGTCGGTGGTGGCGTTCATCCACTACCCGAACCAGAACCTGCCTGTCAGCGGCACGAACCCGCAGCTGTCCGGCAACGTTCAGATCCTCACCTGGGCCGAGGGCGCAACGCGCGGCGAGGTCGAGGCGTTCCCTGTGACGCTGGCGGCTGCCGACGAGGACGGCCTGGTCTACAGCGACACGTAATGGCACCACGGTCATCCACCTATCGCGTCAACGGCATGCGGGAGTTCCTGCGTGCTACTGACCGTGCTGGCAAGGAGACCAAGAAGGAAGTGCGGGCAGCCTTCCGCAAGGTTGGCGAGGTCATCCGTGTGGAGGCTGCCCGCAACTTCGAGAGCATCGACCCGCACTCGGCCAGCGGCTACCGCACTCGCGTCAGACAGCGCGGCGTAGCGGTGGAGCAGTCGCTGCGCAGGGTCACGGGGCTGCGTCCCGACTACGGTGCGCTGCAGATGCGTGAAGCTCTGCTGCCTGCTGTCGAGGATAAGGCAGACGAGGTAGTAGACGAGTTCAATGACGCCATGGACAGAGTGGCGGACCACTTCGAGAGAGGAAGGTAATGGCTACTTACGGCGACATGCCGGACAAGCTGATCGTGCGGGGCATTCCGGCGATCAACGGCGAGTACCCCTGCAACGTGGTCGGGATGATGCTGGAGAACACTCCGCACACCATGACCAACAGGGAAGGGCACCGGGTCAAGGTGATGACCGGTGTGCGCACCGGAGAGTTGTGGGATGCGATGCAGAGCGGAGACAACGACGTGCTGGTAGCCTTGGCTGCCGTGATCCTGACTCGCGCCGGTAAGCGGTTCAGCGAAGAGGTCCTGTGGGACTCGCCCATGGGGTCGGCCCTGGAGTTCGACATCGCAGATCGTGACGAGGCAGAGGAGGACGCCGAACCCGATGACCCTACCTTGCAGCTGCCCTTGCAGCTGGAAACGACGCAGCCCGACGCCGATGGTGGAAAGACTTCTTCGAGCGAGACATCGGCCCTCCTGGAGAACGGCCAGAGTTCTACTGGCACCCAGGCCTTCTTCCCCTCCGACCTGGCGACCTCGGAGAGCTAACGCCACTGCAGCTGTGGCAGACGAATGAGGCAATGAAAGATGGCTAGCAAGCGCAAGATCGAAGTCGAACTGATCGGCGACAGCCGCTCCCTGGAGCGTGCTTTCAAGCGTGGTGCCAAGGCGGGCACCACGTTCAGCGCTAGCATCACGGGCCTGCGCCGCAGTATTGCTGGCGGTCTGGGCCTCGCAGCCGGTGCCGGTGCGGTCGTCCTGTTTACGCGGGCACTGACGGGATCGGTCAAGGCGGCTGGTGACTTCCAGCTGGCGCTGCAGAAGATGGTCGGCCTGTCAGGTGTTGCCCAGTCTTCGATCCGGGATCTGCGCAGCGACGTGCTGGCGCTGGCTCCAGTCGTCGGCAAGGGGCCGCAGGAGCTTGCGGAGGCGCTGTTCTTCATTACGTCGTCCGGTATCCCTGCGGCCAAGGCGCTCGATGTCCTGACCGTCTCGGCCAAGGCGTCGGCTGCCGGGCTGGGCGAGACGCAGACCGTGGCCGATGCAGTCACGTCGGCACTCAATGCCTACGGGCCTGCGGCGATCAACGCGACCCAGGCCACGGACGTGCTGGTGGCAACCGTCAGAGAAGGTAAGGGGGAGGCAGACCAGTTTGCCGGAGTCATCGGCAACGTGGCGGCGCTGGCTGCTGAGCTTGGCGTCTCGTTCGACCAGGTGGGCGCGGCACTGGCAGCGCAGACCAGGCTGGGCACCGACGCCGAGACTGCCGCCACCCAGCTGAACCAGGTGTTCTCAGCGCTGCTGAACACCAGCCCCAAGGTGGCCAAGGCGTATGCCAGCGTCGGCCTGAACCTGGAGGATCTACGCAAGAGCCTGCAGAACGAGGGGCTGCTACCGACGCTCACCAAGATCAAGAACGCGTTCGGCGACAACACGACGCAGCTGCGGTCTGCCATCCCGGAGATCCGTGCGTTCCGTGGTGTACTGGCTCTGGTCGGCAAGCAGGCCGGGCCGGTTAAAGCGATCTTCGACCGGCTGGCCAAGTCCACCGGATCTCTGGGCGCGGCGTTCAACGCGATCAGCGGGACGCAGGCCCAGCAGTTCGCTCAGCTGAACGCTAGCCTGGAAGTCTTCAAGATCACGGTGGGTGCAGCCCTGGCACCGGCGATCAAGGACGTGCTCGATCCGCTGACCAAGTGGCTGGCAAAGACTGAGAATCAGAAGCGGGTACAGGGCGAGTTGACCAGGACGGTGCGCGATGCCGTAGGCGGCATACGCGCCTTCCTGGGGGTCGTTCGGCCGCTCGCGGCAGCCGCAAAGGATGCGACTGACCAGCTGGGCGGATTGAAGCGAGTGGTGGAGCTACTGACCGTGGCGTTCGTGGCCAGCAAGCTGCTGGGCTTCGCCAGCGCCATCACGGGCATCGGCACGGCAGCGGGTGTGGCCACAGGTCGAGTCGCTGCGCTCCGGCTGGCGCTGCTGCGGCTGGGTGCGCTGGCAGTGGTCACGGTTGGCATCGAGATCCTGCTGAACAAGGACAAGATCGACGACGCGGTGCAGAAGTTCTTGCGAGGCAACAACCTGGGCTTCCTGGCCAACGAGACGATCAAGATCCCGGTGGACGCCGACCTGGGTGCACTGATCAAGATGCGCAACAGGATTGCGGATGTGAAGGGCGAGTCCGACCTGATGGTGAAGGCGCTCGACAAGATCATCGCCAGGCTGGACACCATCGACCACTCAGGCTTCGTGGATCAGCCCGGACTGCGACCTCGCAACAAGACCAAGAGCACCACCGTCGTAAAGGTTGACAAGGACAAGTCCGTGAAGACCGCAGCTGCCGTCGGCGAGAGCGCCGGAGATGCTGCCAAGAAAGCGTTCAACAAGACGATGGGCCTGCTGGAGCTTGCCTTCGACAAGGCATCGCAGACCACCAGCCTGCGCGACGACCTGGGGATCTTGAAGCAGCAGGAGAAGGTGCTCCGGGCACGTATTGCTCACTCGAAGAACGACCTCGATCTGCAGAAGCAGCTGGTCGCAGTCCAGGGTCAGCAGCGCGACATCCTCAAGGAGATCGCCGCCAACCAGGCGACGGCCAAGAATGCGCGGCAGTTCAAGGCGCTGGGGCTGACCGGCACCGGCGACACGATCACGCCTTCCGCCGGAGCGTTGAGCAAGCGCCTGGGGTCGGTGTCCAAGCTGGTCGAGGGCAGCGTGCTGGACACACCCAAGACCGCAAAGAAGCTGGCCCAGATCGCCAAGGTCTTGTCCGGCAAGTTCGGCAAGGTCGGCAAGGACGTGCGGGCGGCGATCCTTCAGATGCTGAACGACATCCAGAGCGCACTGGACAGTGGCGACAAGAAGGGGCCACTGACCAAGACCAGCAGCCTGAACACGTTCAAGGTGACCGCTGGGCTGGGCCTGACGCCGGAGCAGGAGCGTGCGCTGCGTAGTCGCTTGTCGGGCTTCAACTCCGCCGGGCTGGGCCTGGCCAGGGGCCAGCAGACCGGCAACTTCGTCGTTGAGTCTCACACGACCATCAACGTGGACGGTGCCAAGGTCGCCAACGTCGTGACCCGTCAGCAGCAGAAGAACAAGCGCCGCAACCCACGACAGAAGCGCGGGCCGCACCGCATCGGTGGCGTCTAGGTGGCGGTCACAGATTCGCCAGGGCCGGGCCGGGTGCTGATCGCGCTGGCGGACGGCCCACTGGAGCCTGAGCCGACCTGGACGCGATTCGACATGCTGTCCACCTGCCGGTGCTACGGATTCGACTCCTACGCCGGTCGGCAGTCGGAGCTTGACACGACCGACACCGGCACCGCCACCGCGTTCTTTCACGACCGCGACCGTACGCTGGACGACGACGACCTGGTGGGGATGCAGATCATGTTCCAGCTGTACAACCCGGTCACCGACAGCTGGCACCCGCGCTGGCGCGGGCACATAGACGACGTTGCCCACGACTTGGTGCCCGTCGCTGCACCTGACATGCCGCTGTCGGACGCGCAGATCATCTGCACTGGGATCTTCGACTACCTGGGTGGGTGCAAGATGCTGCCGGGCGTGTTCGGCAACTTTGCCGACCAGCTGTCGGCGGACACCGTGTTCTACGAGAACGGGCGCTTCGATGACCGCTGCATCAAGCTGCTGGACGACGCGCTGATCGACGTGGACATGCGGGTGACCTTCACGGGCAACGTGTACGTGAACGAGACGCAGTACGACGTGGACGACGTGATCCTCCAGGCTCTGAGAGATGCGTGTGATGCGGAGTTCCCTGGTGTGGCCAACGTCTATGAGGATCGGTTCGGCCGGGTGGCGATCCACGGGCGACACGCGAGGTTCGACCCGGAGGGCACGGCAGCCGGTGGAGCCAACTGGGACTTCAATCGCTGGTACGCCGCCACCAGGGAGGACGTGACCGGCGACAACGCGCAGATCCGCGAGTTCGGGTACAATCGCCCACGCTCGCGGATCATCAACAGCTACGTGGCCTGGCCACGCGAGGACGAGGCAGGCGTGCCCATCGACAGGGACATCATCGCCACCTTGCTGCGTACCGACCCCACGTCCATCGGGATCTACGGGTATCGCGGCGACGACGCACCGGACCTGATCCTGCAGCGCGAGTACGCGGCTTCTGGTGACCGCACCGGCACGGAGCTATGCGGTCTGTTTGGGGACTTCTACATCGCCAACTACGCGGCAGTGCGGAAGGCGATCCAGCGTGTCACGCTCAAGGCGCTGCGGGCCGACGACCCCAGGGCAGCCGCCACGTGGGATACGATGTGCCGCATGGACATCTCGGACGGCATGAACCTGACGGTTGACGAGGCTGGCCTGGCGGACACGCCGTTCTTCATCGACGGCGTATCGGTCGAGTGCCGGGTGCTCAACCCCGACCACGACATGGTGACCGTGACTCCCAACCTGACACCGGCCAGCTATTACGACACGGACGTGTTCGACGTATGAGCGGCGTCAACTACCACGCACAGACGCACCGCAAGAAGTCGCAGGGCGGCACCGACCCGCTCGACATCATCCCGTCGTGGTGCCGCGTCAACTTCGAGGGCGAGTACGACTTCGCCGGTGGGTCGTACCCGACGTGGGACTGGGGAGCGGCTGCGTTCACCAGCTTCTTGACCAACGATGATGCCGCGTTCGTCAACGACTCGGACGCGGCAGTGCTGCTGGGGCCGGGAATCTTTGCCACAAGCATGCACGTCCGAGTCAACATCGACGGTCAGTTTCTTGACCTTGCGCCACAGGCTGGGACTACCCGACTGCATCCAGGTCACCTGCTGACTTCGATAGCACTGGCGGTTAGCGGCTTCTCCGATCTGCTGCGCACACACGTGTGGTCGGAGGAAGCGTATGACTTGACCGCCAGCCTGGGACTACTTGGTCGGTTCGAGGACGAGCTTGCGGGCTTCATCGGGACGACCGACGCGGATACGGCAGTGTTCCCACAACTCGTTTCTGCTGATGCGCTGATTGGCCCCAACAACACGGGATCATTCCCAGTGCTGGCCCCGTCGTTCGATGGGCACTTCTGGATCGAGCAGGTATCGGCGGTGTTCCCATGATCGCATCCCTGGCCTTCGGTCTTGAGTTGCAGGAGTGGGCGCTGCTGATCACGGGCGTATTCGTGGCTGCCGAGATCACCGGTTTCTCGCGTTCGGGCAGGACTGCCCGCAAGGACAATGCCGACCTGCGCGAGCGCAACGCGACGCTGGAGGGCGAGGTCAAGACCCTGGAGGAGAAGGCGGCAAGCCTGCAGCTGCAGATCGCCGCTCTGGTGCGACAGGTGGACGACTTGAAGGAGCGCAACGTAGACGCGCTCTGGTCGGCGTACCGTGAACACGACCAGCGGGTGACCGAGGGCCATGCTGCCCTTGGCAGCACCCTAACGCTCCTGTCCGAGAGCATCACCTTGCACGAGGAGCAGGCGCAGGGACGGCACGGGGCCATGCTGGTCATCATGGAGCGGATTGCCGACAAGGTAGATGGAACATCGACAGAGGGAGGAAGGTAATGCTCACACGCATCACGGTCGTGGTCGGACTGCTGACCGCACTCGTCCAGGGTGCCGTCTTGTTCGGCTGGGACATCACGCAGGATCAGCAGGCATGGATCACCGGCTTCATCGTGCTTGCTGGCGGCGCTGTCCACGCCTGGTTCAACCCGAACGTCCCGCTGCCCGGCAGTCCGACGGGCGGAGACGGTGGCTAGCGTCGCACCAAAGGTAGCGGCGGGCGTGGCTGCGGTCGCGCTCGCCGCTGGCGGGTTCGTACTCGCTGGGTCAGACATCTCGCCGCTGACGGCTACGGAAACCGTGGTGGTCACCCCACCGACGATGGGCTGCAACGACTGGCCGGTGCAGCTATCCACCGGCGAGTGCCAGGCAGCCGGGACGATCAGATATGTGTCCCTGGTCAACCTCCAGGGTGCGGCACAGTTCTGCAAGTGGAAGTCGGCCAACCAGGGCGAGTGGTCACGGCTGAAAGCGTATGCGGCCAGCACCACGCCGCCGATGGACGTGGTGACCTGGTTAGGCTCGTCTATCCTGAACCAGTTGCAGGCGTACTTCGTCACCGGTGCTCCGTCGTTCGTCATGCCGGTGAACGATGCCCCGAACAAGTGTCGGACTCCGCTACCACCGCCTGGCATCGCATCGGTGATCCCTGGGCAGACGGACGTAACGGTGACAGTGAGCAGTCCTTGAACCGTGGACGAGAGGATCTACAGGCTCGTTATGTCGCGCCCGATCCCAGACAAGCTGATACGGAATCTGGGCAACCTTGAGGCACGCAGAAAGACCCCACTCACATCTACGCAGCGCAAGACGTTGCAGCTGGTGTGCGAGGGCTACTCCACGCCGGAGATCAGCGCCATGAGGCATTACCACCCGGACAGCATCAAGTACCAGATCCGCAGGCTCAAGTGGTTCTTCGGGGCACGCAACCGGACGCACCTGGCGGCGCTCGCAGTGGCCCAGGGATACGTAGACCTGTGATCGACCTGTTCGCCACCGGCGTCTATCTGCGCAAGCCGGGCGGCAACGTCGAGAACCTGGCCGACCAGGCGCTGGTGCCGGTGGCCTGGGCTGCGCTCAACGTCGGCGGCGATGTCGGGCGCGATCCGTCCGTATGGGCACGCCAGCGGGCGCTGTACGCTCAGGCAGGCGTGCCGGTGTGCCCGTGGCTCCACTGCCGAAACATCGCGGACATCGAGTGGCTGATCGGCGTAGGGGAGCTTTGGAAGTCCAAGGCCATCGGCGTCAACATCGAGGACGTGGCGGGCGACAAGATCAGCCTGCGCGAGGTCGGCGGCGTGCTGCTCGACTTCTGGGTGAACCCACACGAGGCGCAGGTGCACCTGGCCACGCTGCCCTGGGTGCAGAACGGGCAGGGCTGGCATCACGTGGACTTCGCCGTGGTCGCTCTCGAGATCAACCCGGACGAGAACGACAACTCCAAGGCTCCGCTCCAGGTGCTGGCCGACCATGCCTTCGCCGAGGGCCTCAAGCACGTGACCTACATGTACGGCACGAAGGTGCACACCTGGCCCTACGACCTGAGCTTCTCCCACAGCCTCTACACGGGCGACGACATACCGCCGTTGGCTGCCACCTGGCGGCGCTGGCAAGATCCCGCCGTGGTGACCAAACCACGACCTACTCCACCACCGCCTGGAGGGCAGAAAATGCTGACCGTGAAGCAGTTCCCATACACCGGCCCCTTTCGCCAGGGCGACCGCAACCACTCAACAATCAAGGGCTTGAAGCGCGGCATGATCCGCCTTGGCCACCTGCACCAGAAGCTGGGCACCGAGACGGACGACTTCGGCCCAGATCTGGACGATGCGATGACCGACTGGTGGAAGGCGCGTGGCGGCATCGGCAAGTTCCACGGCTACGGCAAGGGGTCGTGGCTGGCGCTACGCCAGGAGCGGCTGATCGAAGGGCCGAACGCGGGCGCGTGGGCGATGGACAGCCTGGCGTTGAAGTACGTGCGCGACGACATGCTGACCATGTGCTACCCGCACGTCGCTGGCAGCCTGTCCGAAGTCCCGGCGACGGTGCCGCACGTCACAGCTGGGGTGCCGGGCAACTGGGCCTATGACTTCATCGCTCCGGGTGGCACCAAGGTCGTGGCCGTCGAGCGGGCTGAGATCACGCGGCTGTCGGGACATGATCCTTCTGAAGGGGCCGACCAGGTGGTCGGGATATTCGGCTGGTCGATCAGCTATGAGACCGCTGCAGGCTACCGCTACTTCTCAACTCACTACGGCACGCGTGCTACACTGGCCGTAGGCCAGATAGTCGATGTCGGCCAGGTGCTGGGCACCGTGGGGCACTGGCCCGGAGATCCGTCTCGAAGCCATACGCACCTCGGGGTCACATCGCCTCTAGGCACAGCTGATGCCAAGAAGCGCATCGGCCAGATCAAGTCGGCAGCCAGGGTGGCTGCCTGAAAGGAGCGAACAGAATGCTGGAGCCACACTGGGTTCAGTTCCACGACGGAGAAGGCAACTCGTATCCGTTCCTCGTCACGCAGCACGGAGCCGACGAGCACGTGGGCGGCTCTGTCCTCGTGGTGGGCGAGGTCGAGGAGAACGAGGCAGGGCTATCTACCGGATGGAACACACGCGAGCACATCGGCCGAGGTGACGTGACCAAGGGTGCGTCCTGGTCGCCGGTCGATGGCGTGGACACAGACCTCTAGACACAGATCAGGGGCCACTCCGTCCATCGTCTGCGGAGTGGCCCCTGATGATCGAGCTTAGCTGACTGCGCCAGCCTTGGACTGGAGCCGACCGCCGCGCCGCTTGGCTGCCGGAGCGGGCTTCGGGTCAGGCTTGACCTCGCCGTCCACCTTCTTGGCCTCGCGCTTCTTGGCGGCTGCCCTGACCTTGGAGATTCCGGCCTTCGCCTTGCTGGCCTTCGCCTTCTCCGCCTTCGCCGCCTTGGCCTCGATGATCTCGCGCTTGCGGGTCAGGAATCCGACCCAGTTGCGCACCTGCAGCCGCTCCAGAGCGTCCTTGACTTCGAAGGTCATGAGCGCCTTCTTGTCCTTGATGCCCAGGGCGGAGTTCACGAGGTCGCTCTTGTAGCGGGCGTCCATGCCGGGCCTGAAGTTGCCGGACTCGGACAGGTAGACCTCTGGGGTGCCCAGGTCGCGGGCGGTCTGCTTGGGGGCCTTTTTGTCGGCCATCGTCTTGATCCTTTCGATCTGCCGGGCGGACGCGTCAACGTCCTGCATCCGGCGCTCCAACTCTGCAGGATTGCGGAGTTGGTCGAGCTTCTGTGCTGCTGACTTGCGCTGCTCCAGCAGGGCCATGATCTGCCTGCTGCAGCGGTCGGATTCGGCTGTCACCGCTGGTGACACGTTCTCGAATCCGGACTTCGACTCCTTGGCCCAGGCCTTGTCGTAGTCGGCCTGGACCTGGATCAGGTCGGCGTCGATCCGCTCGACCTTGGACTGAAGCTCTGCGATCTCGGCGTCGAGCTTCACCTTGATCGGGTGGTCGTCGGCGATGGTCATGACCTCTTCGAGCGCTGCCGCGAACTCCGGCGACTCCATCTCCGTCTTCAGCTGAGCGACTGCCGTGTCGATTACTGCCCGCGACGGCCCCGTCGTGGCCTCTTCCTGGCTCTCCGTGACCACGGGAGCCTCCGGCCCGGCCTCCGGGCCTCCCTGGGCGTACTCGTCGTACGGGAGGCCGGAGACGGCCCACGCCTTCACCTGGTCGTTGTCCATGCCCGTGATGCGCCGGATCTGCGCTCGTGCGTTCTTCACGGTCTGGAGGCCGAGGGTCCAGTCGTAGGACTGATCGCTCTTGCGAGCGCCCTGCTGTGCCATGCGGGCCATAAGCTCGTCCGGCGTCATGTCCTTGATGCGCTTGGCAGCCATTCGGCCGCTCCTTTCGCTGGGGGCTGGGGTGAACTGCATAACCGTATTCAATCAGATGGGGCGGTCGGCGTCAAGGTTATCAGTCGCGCTCGTCCAGGCGCGTGGGAGCGAACGGGCGAGGGTAGACCTGCTTGCGCTGGGTGCCCTGAGTGACGACGACCCGGAGACCTGCAGTCCCGTAGCCGACCGCCACACCTGGGTCGTGGAAGCCGACGGCCAGGGTGGCACCGTCAGCGCCGACCGCTCGAAGGTCGCACTTCTCCTCGGGTACTAGCGTGCGCAGGGCGAAGATGGCGTTCTCAAGCGAGTCGGCTTCGGCCACGAGCTTGTTGCTGTTGTCGATGATCTCGATCATGACTCCTCCTCTGGGGGGTCGAGGGTTTCGACGATGCGTGCGCCTGCCGGGGTCAGGCCCCACACTCGTGTGTTGCCCTCCCACCTGACGACCTGGGCGAGCTTCCGCATGTAGAGTTGGTCCATCACTCGTCGGACGACTGTCACATCGAGCGGATACCAAGCTTCCCAATCACTGATCTTGGCGTCCCGTGCGCTCAAGACGTTGAGCATGTATTCCTGTCTGCGGGTGAGCTTCGTGCGATGTCGCATCAGCTGGGGATGGACGTTGGGACGACGTGGAACAGGTTGGCCAGCAGCTGGGCGATGATGACAGCCAAGCAGATGGCCAGGGCGACGATGAAGGCGAACGAGGACTTCATGCCGAGGCCCATCGGTTCGGCAGGACGGGCGCGATGCCAAGCTGCGCCGCCAGCACGCGCTGGCATTGCAGGCACTCGCACCCGGCTTCGGCCCTAGGGTCGAGCTTGCGCCAGTTGCGGCGGTAGAGCGTCCGGCCACACAGGGTCGTGCCGTGCTCCTCGTTGACGAGGTGCCGCTTGCCGGATCTCTTGTGAACGGAGATCATGCTGGGACTCCTTCCGTTGCTGGGAGCGTGGATTGAAGCACAGCCACGTTGGTGATGTCAAGCTGGACCTTGGCCCGCGTGGCGGCGACGTACAGGAGACGAAGCTCCTCGTCTGACGGGTTCTCCGGCGGGAAGTCGCCCGCCAGCTGGACGGAGTCCCACTCACGGCCCTTGGCCTTGTGGGCGGTCGAGACGACGACATCGGCCTCGTCCTCGCGGATCGTCTTGTCGAGCGCGTCCAGGATGACCGGCACGCCGAAGTCGTCCACGAGCTTCACCATCAGCTGAAGCTCTGCGCCCAGCTGATCCTCTTGCACGTAGGCTTGGACTTCTCCCCAGGAGTCGAAGCAGGCGAGGTCGGGGTGCTCTGTCGGCAGGCCCGCCATCACGTCTGCGGCTGCTCGTGCGAACGCGACGACCTCTTTGCCTCCGCCGACCAGGCAGGCCCGCTGCTCGTTCTTCTGTGCTCGCAGGACGGTCGCGACGGCGACGGCATTGGTGCGGGTCAGGATCGCGGTGGGGGAGTCTAGGGCCTCCACGACGGAGGGGATCGAGTCGGTGCCCACCAGGCGAAGCTCTGCGTTGAGCAGGCCCAGGATCTCGTTGGCGACCTCGGCGATTGCCGGGCCGAAGCGGAAGCTCTGCGTCAGGTAGGCCCTGGCGTCGGCGTCCACCTGCTGGAGCGCGTTGACTGCGCCGGTGAACGAGTAGATCTGCTGCTGCGAGTCGCCGACCCAGACCAGCTGTGCGTGGTCGGCCTGCGCGGCGATGATCGCCTGCATGACCGGGTTGGCGTCCTGCGCCTCGTCGAAGAGGATGTAGTCGGTGTTGATCGTCGGCTGGCTCAGCTGCCAGGCCTTGAGGTAGTGGTCGTGGCGGTAGGGCAGGATGCCGGTCTCCGACATCAGGTCGGCCCAGGCGGCTTCGAGCTTCGGCAGGAGCACGCGAGCCACGAGCTTGTTCTGCTCGTAGGAGCGCACGCCATCGGTGACGGGGTCGATGCCCTCGATATAGGGGAAGTTGCGGACGGAAGGCTCCAGGTCTGCGGTCTGGCAGAAGCGGATCACTGCCGCCATGACGTGCCCGCCCAGGAAGCTCTTCGGCAGCTGCTTGCTCTTGCCGTCGAGGCCCTGCACCTGGATCGCTTCGACACCCAGGCGGAGCGCGATGTCCAGCGACTTCATCCGCTTGCTGCCGCGCAGTCGGTGGCTGAACTTCGTGCCCCAGGCCTTGTACGCGAGCGAGTGCGCGGTCGAGGAGGAGACGGTGGCGGGCATCTTGGCCTGGGCCTCCGTCACGATGGACTTGTTGAAGGCGACGTACTGCCCACGCCGGTTCGGTGCCGACTTGGCCAGCAGGAGGAGCGTGCTCGTCTTGCCGGTGCCAGCGCCAGCCTCCACGGCCAGCGAGTCGCCGGAGTTGAACAGATCGAGCGCGTGAGCTTGCTCGCCCGTGGGCGCGAAGCTCGTGACCGGCTTGTCTGCCACCGGCTTGGCGCAGGCCTCATGCGTGACGCCTTCGCCCTTCGTCCACTCGACGCGCTCGCCCGCTGCCACGGGCTGGCCGCACGAGCGGCAGGTGCCTGGGAACTTCGCGGTGATTGTCATGGAAGACCTCCTTGCCGGGATCGTGTGTACCGGCGGTCGCTGGGTGTAAACCGCATTAAACCAAACGGAGCGGACGAGCACAATGGTATGGCCGGGCTTTACGGCCTCCGCTCCGTGTGCTAAGCTACCTGCCGGGCGCGGCTCTCGGGCTGCCTCGGGGCCGGTCGTTCAGCTGCTGCGAAGATGCCTCTTGCTGGGGGTGGCGGAGCGCAGAGGCGACCGGCTCCACTTACTCCAGCAACCCAGCAGAAGGAGGCATAATGTCGGTTCTTTACGAGAAGGGATCTGCAGCCTGGGACGTGTCGATCATTCTGACCAGGCACGGCGACGGCAGAGTCCGCACACAGAACGGTGACTACCTCGCCTGCGCGAGGCTGTCCGAGGTTCGCCGGACGGCGACCTGGCTGGACTCCCAGGAGCGACTCCGTCTGGCGCTCGCTGTACCATGTACGTGCGGCGCTGGAGACTCCATCGCCGAATCAACATCATTGGGCCAGGCTAAGCTGGCCGAGACAGGAGGAGCAGATGTCCCAGCAAGAGATGGACTTGGGGCCGACGAATCGGCACCGATCCCCTCAGCAGCTTGAGCTAGACGAGTTCAGGGGAGCGCTGCGGTATTTCCCCACTCAGTGCCGGGCCTACCAGGCCGGGCCACACCTGCTGTTCGTCCATCATTACGACCACAACCGTGAGATCGGCAAGGCCCACCGGCGGCTGTGGCTGGGGATGGTCAGTTACGGCAAAGATCCCGACGCGCCAGGGACCATCACCGTCATGTGCGTCTGGGGAGTCCCTGGCATGAGAGTCGGCCGATATCTGCAGCGCTTCGATCACAGGGGCGACAGCGGCAGGGAATCGGCGACCGACGACTCGATCAAGGCGGCTCTGTCGCAGTGGGAGCGTGAGGCTCTTGACTGAGACGCTGACCCACTCGAAGCGGGCTGCATTCCTCAACTGCCCGCGCTATTACTTCAACCGACACGAGCGGCACCTCCGGCCTCGTGTGGCCAAGCCCGGTCGGCGTCGTGGTGCCGCCTTCGGTGACGCGATCTTCGCGATCTCCGACTCCGGCATTCCTGCGCTGAACGTGGATACCCAGACCCGGATGGAGATCATCTGCGACTCGGTGGACGAGTCATACTCCAGCATCTTCCCCTCTAACCAGGAGGAGTCAGACGTGCTGGAGCTTGAGAAGGTCAAGATCAGGCAGCTGGCGTTCTACTACGTCGGGCGGTATGGGGTCGAGGCGGGCAAGCGCGAGATCGTGTTCGACCTGCCGCTGATCAACCCGGCCACTGGCCGTCACTCACGAGCCTTCCGGCGCGGAGGCAAGATCGACGGGCTGCTGAGCCTGGGGGGCGGGCGCTGGCGTGTGATTGAGGACAAGTTCGTGGGCCAGATCCAGAAGGCCATGATAGACCGCCTGCCGCTCGACGCTCAGAGCAACGAGTACGTGGATGCTCTGTCGCAGCTGGGCCTGACGGCGGAGGTAGCCTATCGGCACACACTCAACCCGACCTCCGCGCCGAAGCTGGTCGGCACCGGCGAAGCTCGTAGACGTGAGACTCTGGATGAGTACGAGCTTCGCCTGGCCGAGGACATCGAGGCTCGGCCGGAGCATTACTTCGATGAGCAGATCCTCCAGTTCCCAAAGGATCGGCTCGATGACTACCGGCTCGGCCGGTGGGGCACGGCCCGCAAGATCCTGGACGCGAGGCTGCTGGCCAAGCGCCTGGGCTGGCAGGCGGCGTGGCCCATGAATCCGTCGCGATGTTGGGAGTACGGAGGATGCGAGTTCATCCCCCTGTGCACTCGCGGCGAAGACGCCATCGACCTCTACACGACCGAGGTCGATAACCCAGAGCTAGGAAAGGAGCAGGATGTCGAGTACCACACGAGCTAAGAAGGCCACGGAGAGCCTTCCGGAGGCCACCGGCGTGGCGGAGGGCCGGACGCCCCAGGGCGCCGCACGAGGGTCACGGAAGGCCACGGGAGGCCAGGACGGCACCACGAAGCGGCAGCCGCCCGCGCTACCAACAGCCAAGACGCGCTCCGGGCCGTCGCTGGAGGAGAAGACCGTGCTCCTGTACGGGCCTCCAGGGATCGGCAAGAGCACGCTCGCCAGCGAGTGGGCCGGAGGTGACGTGTTCTTCTTCGACTGCGCCGGTGAGCTTAACGACATCGAGTGCTACAGCCAGCGGATCGGCAACTGGGTCGAGTTCAAGGAGTACTGCTGGTCGCTGGAGACCGACCGTGGGCCGTTCAAGGTAGCGGCCATCGACACCGTGGACGTGCTGGCCACGTTCTGCGCTCAGCACATGCGCAAGAAGCTGGGCATCGTCCACGAGTCCGACGCCGAATGGGGGAAGGGCTGGGCCATGGTGAAGGAGGAGTTCGCCTCCACCGTGGTGAAGCTCGCGAGCCTGCCCGGTCTCGGCCTCATCCTCATCAGCCACTCGAAGGAGGTGGAGATCAAGACCAGGACGGCGACCTACAACAAGCAGGTGCCGTCCCTCAGCGGCGGGATCGGCGATGTGTGCCTGAATATGCCCGACCTCGTCCTGCACCTGGACTGGTCAGAGCAGGACTCACGTGTGATCCACACGAAGCCGAGTCCTTATTACGACGCCAAGGAGCGGAGCACCACTCCCAGACTCCCAGCGGAGATCCCGTGGCTGCTTGGCACCTCCGGCTACAACGTTCTGAAAGAGGTGTGGTACGATGGCTAAGTATATCTCAGTTACGCAGGACATGATCGATCGTGCAGTGCCGAAAGACTCAAACCGATGCATGATTGCGGATGCTGTCAAGGCAGACAATCCGCTACGACAGCGAATCATCGTTGACACGCAGTCTATTCGGTACACGCTCGATGACAAGCGCTACTTGCACTTTACGCCTAGGGCCGTCCAGCAGAGCATCGTGGACTTCGACGAGGGAATCACGCCCGACCCGTTTAGGTTCAGGTTGCAGCCCGCAGTGCAAGTCGTCCAGGCCGACAGCAGGAGTCGAGCGAAGGACCCTGCAAAGGCGAAGGTCCGGACTCACGCGCACAAAGGACGACCGGGCAAGGAGATCAAGTTCCAGAAGCAGGGAGGACAACTCCCACCGAAGGGCAAGCGCTCTTCGCGAGCATTCGGAATGCGGAACATGCGTGTCAACCAGCGTGAGGAAGCAGCATCGTAACCACGGCTGCACAAGCTCGCGAGCTGCGCCGGTCAAAAGATCCGGCGTACGCTGCGCGACGCAAGGCCGCTAATCGTCGCCTGCACGAACGAAGGCAGGTGGCACTCAGAGCGGCCAAGGATCTACCATGCGTGGACTGCGGACAGAGCTACCCGTTCTACGTCATGGATCTTGACCACGTGCCGGAGCGAGGGCCCAAGCTCTTCAACCTTGGTAGCGTTGGTCGTATTGGGTGTGGCATGGCGAAGCTCCTGGCCGAGATCGCAAAGTGCGATCCGGTTTGCGCCAACTGCCACCGCATCAGATCATACGAAAGGAAGCAACATGTCAACGTTTGAAGAGGAAATGCGCGGCTTCGAGGAGGAGTGGACCTCGGCCCAGGAGAACGCAGGCACCGGCGGCGGGATGCTGCCGGACGGTGACTACCAGGCCAAGATCATCGAGTCACGCGTCGAGATGAGCGACTGGGACGAGTGGCAGCTGTACCTGAAGTACGAGGACCTCGGCGGCGCAGGCGAGATCCGCAGCTGGGACTCGCTCCAGCATGAGGTCGGCCGCTCAATCGCAGCGGAGCGCACGAAGCGCCTGGGCTATGACGGCACGCTGGCAGACCTCGAGGCGGCGGTCGTCGCAGGCGACTTCATCGACCTGGTGGTGGACATCAGGGTCAAGACGAAGAAGGGCGACACGCGGGACTTCAAGCAGGTCTACGTCAACCGGTGCTACGGCAAGGCCGGAGATGGCGGCGTGCCGGAGCCTAGCGCTCCGGTTGACGACGAAGACATTCCCTTCTAGCCGATGAACAGAGAGGACGAGGAGCGCCTCTACGCAGAGCAGATGGGGAGGGAGGCGCTCCTCCGCCAGAAGGCACCGGACATCTGCAAGACGTGCTGGCAGCCGAAGGATAATCACCACCCAGCCTGCTATCGGGGCCGACGCCAGGCCCAGGAGCAGCAGAATCCGAGGAGGAAGCGTGGATGAGACTCAGCGTAAGCTGCTGCACCGGCAGGCGGCGAAGATCCAGATCGACTTGACGCCGGGCCAGCGCGTGGCGGCGCTCCTGGCGCTCGACCAGGCCGACCGTGACTGGCTCACGCTGCTGCCGCCCAGGGAGCAGGAGGTCGTCCTCGAGGTCGTGACGAGGCTGGGAGGAGTGATCGAATGACACTCCGTCCAGTGGAGGACGTACGGATCGAGATCCCGCCGCAGGACTGCTGGACTCCGTACGACCTGCCACCCACCTGCCAGGTTCCGCGATGCATGCAAAGGTGGGATCACCGGCACCACATCGTGCGCCGGTCGGCCACGGCCGGGCCGAAGCGTTGGATCTCGGTCGATGGGCTGATCCTGCCCAACGTCGCCGGTCTGTGCAAGCTGCACCACGATCAGGTGACCGGCGGGATTGGCGGGCACCAGGCCAAGATCGGGTTCCCCTCGCTGGAGCAGCTGGTGGACGGCCTTTACAGAGCGTGGTGGCTGTGGTACGCTCGTCTGCCCGCCCACCGCTCCGGCACCGACGACTGGGTCGAAGCCGGGCCACTCGATCAGCCCGTCTACCTTTAAAGGAGGACCATGGCTCCACCAGCGACATGCCCAGCCTGCAAGCGACCCCTGCCCAAAGAGAAGACCGCCGAGGACGACGCTCCAGCACGCGGCAAGAAGTGGACCAGGCTCACCATCGTGATGCCGGAGCAGTCCGATAAGGACGCCATCGAGGAGAAGCTCGAAGTCATGGCCTCCAGGTACGAGGAGGTGACCGGCCGTAAGGTGGCGAGATTCATGCTGCTCGATTGGATCCTGCATGAGATGATCTCCTCCGGAATCCTCCCAGCGGAGGAGGGTGGATGAGCATCAAGGTCACAGCCTGGGTCTACGACCAGCGCGTCGGCGACCACATCGCCAAGTCGGTGCTGGCCAAGCTCGCAGACAACGCGAACGACGACGGCGTGGCCTGGCCGTCGATCAAGCTCATCAGTGAGCAGACCGAGATCCCGGATCGCACCGTCAAGCGCAAGCTCGCGTGGCTCGCGGACGCGGGCTGGATCTCGGTGTCGAAGCGCCGGTCAAGCTCCGGCCGGTGGGGCCACAACGTCTACCAGCTGGCAGTACCGTGGGCCACCGTGGCCTCCGGTTACCGTGGGCCATCGGAGGTCGTCACCGTGGGCCAGAGCTTGGCCCAGGAACCGTCAGGGGAATCATCACTTCCTCCGGAGGCTGCCCACGTGCTCGCGCACGCGGGCACGCTGGTCGCGGGCTGGATCGACAACTACCGCAGCGTGGCCAACGAGGATCCGCCGAAGCGCACCATCGGCCAGATGTCTCGGCAGATTAAGCAGCTGCTCGATGGAGGAGCTAAGCCCGAGACCGTGAGCGTGGCCCTGGCGTTGGTGGTGGACAAGCGCTTAGCTCCAAGCTCTCTCCCCACGGTGATGTTGGAGGCGGCAGCCGGGCCTCGAGAGCCAAAGCAGCAGCAACGATTCGGCAGGGGCCTGACCGCCGACCAGGTGGCCCGTGTCGCCCAGCAACTACGACAGAAGGAGGAGATCGATGAAAGAGTCGGAAGCAACGGAGGCTCTGGGCATTCTGCTGGCGGGCTTCCCCCAGGAAGCGCTTGAACCGGCGACCGGCGAAGTCTGGGTCAAGCTGCTCACGGACTTGGACGCGGACGCCACCATGGCCGTGATCTATCAGTGGATCAAGACGGAGCCGAAGTTTCCAGCCATGGCCCAGCTGCGCCAGGCCGTGCGTCAATATCGTAGTCGGCAGGAGTCGGAGCGCGTGCGCCTGTCGCTGTCACGGACAGCTGGCCCGCTGGAGGTTCCGGCAGAGGTCAAAGAGTGGCAGTCGTCAGTGGGATGGGATTGACACCGGAACCGTGCATGTGATTGACTCCCATCCCATGTACCCCAGCCACCCTCCGAAGGAGGTCCCAGCATGAAAGGCATTCTGGCCTTGCCGACCGCAATGCTCGAACACGCGGAGCGCGACAATCTCCGCGTGGGTCAGATGGTCCAAGTGACGATCCAAGGCGTCGTCACCAAGGAGTTCACAGAGCAGCTTGGCGACGACGACCCGCGTGAGATCGGACCGCCTCGGATGGCGATTTCGGTCGAGCACGTGGTGGAGTGGGCATGAAAGTTGTCGAAGGCAGCAACGGATGGATCTACGTCGATGACGACGGCGACGAATGGTACGCACAACGCACCGAAGAGGCCACCGACCGCGACACGTGGGATCTGGAGGCAGACAGCATCCGCGAACGGATCTGGCTCCAGCTTGGATCCGGGCGGCTGATCTTGGGCGAGACGCCGGTGGCCGAGGAGGGCCAGGTCGTCATGATGTTCCAGCAGATCGAGGCGTCGACATGAGGGGTCGAGCCACAGCCCTGGTCGGAGCGCAATATGGATCTGAAGGGAAGGGCCTCGTGGCCGCTGCCCTGGCCAACCAGTTCGAGGTCCACGTCCGCACCGGCGGGCCGAACGCGGGCCACACGTTCTATCACGATCACGAGAAGTTCGTGGCACGCTCGATCCCGTGCGGATGGATCAACCCGGACGCGCTGCTCCTGGTCGGGCCGGGCGCTGTCATCGACCTCGAAGTGTTCAAGCGCGAGCTTCAGGAGATCAACGACCGGGCAGATGTCGCTGAGCGTCTGACGGTCGATTACAGGGCGACCGTCATCAGCCACAGCCAGCACCAGGGCGAGGGCGGCGTCCACGGCGTGGCTCATCGCGAGATCGGCTCGACCGGCGAGGGAGTCGGCCTGGCCAGGATGTCCAGGATTAATCGCGACACGCTGATCTCCACCGACATCTCGCCATTCGCACACATCAGAGCACACGACCGGCGCGAGGAGTTCGAGAGCATGGGCGTCCAAGTCGAGGACGTGGCGTCGATCCTCCACAGCGAGATCGAGGCTGGGGCGGAGGTGCTGCTCGAAGGGACGCAGGGATGCGGCCTGAGCATGACCCTCGGACCCTGGCCTTACTGCACGAGCGCCGACACCAACGCCGCGCAGCTGGCGTCAGATGCCGGGATCTCGCCCAGCGACGTGAAGGAGACTGTGCTGGTGGCCCGCACGTACCCGATCCGGGTCGCCGGTAAGTCTGGGCCACTGTGGAGTGAGACGACCTGGGAGGAGGTCGGCCAGAAGCCGGAGACCACGACCGTGACCAAGAAGGTGCGCCGCGTCGGGCTGTGGAACGACGACCAGGTGCGGCAGGCCAGCCGGGTCAATCATCCGGCGCTGCTGGTCATCACCTTCCTGGACTACATCTTCCCTGAGACAGCTGGGATTCGCAACTGGAGGGCGCTGCCGCAGCCAGCACTCGACTGGCTGATCGAGAAGGAGCGTCTGCTGAATCTTCGCGTGATCGGCGTCGGGACGGGTCCAGACTCGTATTGCCCCATCGGGCAGCTGGGTGCGCCATGATTGTCGAGTTCACGAAGCTCGCACCGGAGGCGGTCGTCCCCATGACAGCCTATCCGGGCGACGCAGGGTGGGATCTCCACGTGCTGGAACCGACCTGGGTGGCTGTCAACTCTGGCGTTGATGTCCGCACAGGTATCGCCGTGGCGATCCCACCTGGATATTACGGCCGGATCGTCGGCCGGTCGAGCGCTCTTCGCAAGAAGGGCCTGCTCGTCGTGGAGGGCATCATCGACGCGGGCTTCAGGGGCGAGCTATTCAGTTACGCCTACTGCCCGCCGGTCACCAGGAACGTGACCACCAACGGAGTGCAGCTGAAGGCGGGCGACTCAATCGCCCAGCTGATCCTGTGCCCGATCCCCAGCATCGAGTGGACGGAGGTGGACGAGTTGCCACAGTCAGAGCGAGGCACCAACGGATTCGGGAGCAGCGGGCGATGAGCGCGGCTGACCAAGTGCGCAGGTTCGGACAGGCGCTCGTCGGTGAGGCTCCGGAGATGGACGACATCGAAGCGTGGTGGCTACACGTCTCGATGAAGGACCTGGACGCCGCCCGCCCGAAGATTGACGAGTATGGCGGAGCCGGTGAGGGGTCGAGCGACCTCCGGGTCATGGGAGACGCGCTGGCGGAGCTTTGCGGGACGCACGATGCACCGGACGCGGTCAAGCAGGAGTTGGCCTGCTGGTTCTACGCTCTGGGTAAGGTCTCGAGGCTGATCTCCGACTACAAGCAGGGCAAGCCCGGCAAGGCCGACACGTGGCACGACCTGACGGTCTACTCGATGATGGCCCGCCGATTGCAGGAGACTGGTCGATGGCCGTGATCCT